GGGGAATGTCGGCATCACAGGGCCAAGGAAGCGGCTGGCCGAGGCGATGTCCTGTTGCTCCTGCGCCTTCTGCGCGGGGTTGTAGGGCATCATCGTCAGCCGGCGAGGCTGGCCGTTCGCGTCCAGAACCTCGATCTTCTCGATCTCGCCCGCTTCCGTCATCAAATATTCAAAGCGGCCGAAAATCTGTGCGGGGAACTCTTTCCAGAATGGCAGGGCCGGCGTCCCAATCCGGCGCTGCGCCATCGCCATCTCGTCATACCATTGGGTGGCGGTCGGAGGCGTATCCCCCCGCTGTTGCGGCCAGTCGAGGAAGAACAGGCGCTTGATGCGCTGCTCTAAATCCTGGCGGTCATAGATCGCAGCATCCGGAGGATTTGGCGTGTAAATATTCTTGATGTCACCCGCCGTTCCGGGCCGAATCGGGTAGGCCATGCCCGATTCCAGGCCGCCCTCGATGTTCGCGAACGAATCATCCGGCCATGAGAGCGAGGGCTGTAGCATCTGGTCGAGATTGCGGATCTTGCCGGAGGCCAATTCGTCAAGATTTCGGAACTCGGGCAAGCATTGGATCATCGGGCCTACGCCCCACGCCCATTCCGGGCCCGGATTGAAACGGCCTACGATAAGAGGGCAACAGCCCGAGCCGCGAATGGTGGTGGGCTCCCCAACGATCTCGCCGTCGATGGTGACGGCGTGCATCCACGCTTCTTCTTCCCGGTCGTCATAGACGCGCCAGAAACCCCAAACGACGGGAATCCGGTCCTCCTCGTTCTGCCGGGGCTTGCCCATGACCTTCTTGGGAAGCTCGACATCCTTGAAGATCCGCTTGACATAGCGGCGGCGCATCCAGCGGCAGACGAACCTATCATCGATCATTCCCTCGCCGTCGAGATTGATTTCCAACTCTCGGATCGGGATCGACTGACATTTTCGTGGCTGGCCGGGCCTGCCGTTATCAACCCACATGGCGATCGTGCCGATGGCAAGATCCGGGTTCGCGCTCTTGGCGAATTCCGCATAGAAATTCGAGGTCGCGATCGACTTGAAGATTTCGCTTGTTCCCTCCTTGGCCTTCTCTTCGGCCTGGACCTTTTGGGCCGGCGGAGTGCCGATCGGCGCGGCGCGCAGAACCCAATCCGCCGCTTCCGGCATGAACGTGTTCTGGATAACAGTCGGAAAATCCCCGCACGTCTCAAAGGCAAACGATTGGTTCAGTTCGCCGGAGTCCTGCGGCTTCCACTTCGAGGGGCGGGTTGTGGAGAGGACGGAGCGCTGCCGGTGCGGCGCCGCGAAGAAATAGCTCTCCCGCATGTCGATGTCGAACGGGATCTTCTGCTGGCGAGCCTCAAACAGGCGCTCGGCGAATTCGCGCTCGACCTCCTTCTTGCCCTTGTCTGAGCTTGTCGCAGGGTCGGCCATCAGCCCGTCCTCCCGCCGCGGCTGGTATCCGTCTGGCCGAGGAGGCTCGAGGGATTGAAGATCGAGGCGAAGATGTTGTTGGGCTGGTCTGGAGCCGGGCCGCTGCGGCCCCCTAGCGAACTGGCGAATTGCGTCCCGCCATAGACCGCCCCGCCGGTTTTTTTCATCTGGTCGAGATAGCCGGGATTGGTGCCCGGCCCGTAGGCGGATCTACTGGCTGCGGTGAAATTGATTTGGCTCGTCGGAACACGAGACAAGAGATCGCTCGCCGCGGCCTCGATCGACGCTTGCCTCGCGCCGCTTGGCCCCTGTCGGTAGTTCTGGCTCGGGCCGGGCGCGTCCCGCGTGCCGGTCACAGACTGGAATTGGTTCGGGGCGTTCAGCGCGCCTTGAATGCCGCCCGGATTGGTTCTGGCGCGATTCAAGATCGAGCCCATGATCATCGCTTGTTCTTCCGGGCTGTTGCGCGCGCCCGATTCCGCGTGCGTCGCGCGGATTAGCGAATCATATTCCGGCCCGCTGATCGGACGCCCGAGATAAGCCTCCGCCGCTGACTTGCCGCTTCCGCCATTGCTCGTCCCACGACGCTGAAGGCTTTGCGGGGCAAGCCGTTGCGCCTGCTGATAGCCGACGCCTTGCGGGTCCCACGGGCTCCTGAAGGCGCCGCTTGGCTGCGCCGTGCCGGTCGCGTTGCTCTGGCCGAGGAGGCGCAGAAGATCGAAGCCGCCTGGATTGTCGCGGCCAGCCATCAGAGCCACCCGATGGTGAGATGATGGAATATCCACGGGACAGCAAAAGCCAGCCCCACGCCAAGAAGCAAAAAGCCAACTGCGATGGCGAATATTAGCGCGGCGATCGCTTGACCTACCCCCTGACCGATGTCGCTCATTTGCCGACCCCGCGCGGGGCCGTGCCGCCCATGATCGAGGACATCGGCATCGTCATGCCCGCGCCGGACATGGCGTTCTGCTGCCCGAACAGGCGCAGCATGTTCAACGTATCGCCGCTAAGGCTGGACTGGACCGCCTGCTGCTGCGCCGTCTGCGCAAGCTTCGCCTGGGCCGTGATCGCTGGGTCTGGCGCTGGCTGTTTGGGAGAGTGCATCGTGGACGATTGTGGCTCCTGAAGCCACCAGATCGCGCCACAAGCCCTCGGGGCTCAACGCCCTACTAGAGCTACCAAGGAGATCCTTGACCGCCGTCACACACCAAAAGCCAAATCGGGGCCTAAAGCCTTCCCTTTGCTTCACATCCGCCACAAGGATGCTGCAATTCGCCGTCCATAGAGCGAGTTCTGGCGGAACGAGCGGCTCGCCGGGCCAGACCGCCGCGGTCCCTGTCCGGCGCGGGGTATGGTCGATCATGAGCCAGATTTTCGGGAGGGGGAGATAGGCGAAGGCGGAGACGTGGGAGAACCGACCGGGGATAAACCGGTTCCCCCACCACACTCCGTCTTTCAGATGGAACGCTAAATACCAGCGAGTTACGATCTCAGGCTGGCGGACGACGAACATGGATCAGTAAGCCTTATCGACTTCCATCTTGAGGATGACGTAGCCTTCAGGGCAATGCTCTGAGGCGGCCTTGAGGGTAGACCACACACCCGCTACGGGAGTTTCCTCGTGATCTGGGTCGACAATAAGATAGACGGCGGTACTCATCTCAGGCGACGGCGGCGGAAATGTCGATGCTGGTGAGAACCTGCGCCGCCGCTGCAACCGTGATAGGGAGAGTGGCGGAGAAAGCCGTTCCCCCAACCGCCAGCGAGAGAGAGACAACATCGGAGCCGGCCGCAACCGCCGTCTCGACGGCTGACATGCCGTCCGCCGCCGCAACCAGTGTCCCGGTGGCGGGAGTTGAGTTTGCCCATGCCGGGGCCGCGTCGGGAGCCGGCGTGGTGAGCATGGGGTTGCCGTTCTGATCCAGGAACACGATCGACAAGTCGACCGCGTGCCCGATATTGACTGTGATTGCGCTTGCCATGGTGATCTTTCCGGGTTGGAGCTCCGTCCATGCAATGCGGGTGGAATCCCAACAGGCCACCAGGAAGACCCGAGGCGGGGTTGCTTCCTTGATGAGGCCCGAGAGGAGCTTGGCGGGGAATTTCATACGCTGATTCTCCGCAGGGACCGCCGGTTCGCCACCTTCACCGCATGGGCCGTGGCTACCGCAGTCAGGCCGATCATGCGACGCCCCTCGCCCAGGAACAGGCAAAGATATTGCAGGCAATCCGCAACGTCGCTGTACTTATCCTTCAGCGGCTCGGCTTCGCCGGTTTCGAGTTTCCGGAAGGCGTATTTCCCGGCCATTGCTCCCCGTAAAGTTGTGCACTCGGGAGAAATAAGGATTCGGTTTGTGAGCAAAGCATAACTGACAGATTCCAGTCGGTCGTCGAGATTGTTGTTCCGCACCGGAGCCGGGCTGACAGGCATCCCGAAGGAGGCGAAAATGTCGTAGGCTGATCTTTCATCGGCTTGTCCCTTGTCCCTGCCCTTCGGATCACCGGTGAATCTCAGCCGGGCCCCGCGGTAGTTCTGTTCAAGGAAGCGTTTCAAGGCCGGCGCGAAGATCGCGGCGCCGACGCCGTACATCCGGAACTCACGCTGGACGTGGATCTTGTCGCCGACCTCTTGCGAGATCAACGCGCATGGCCTCCTGCCAAAGTCTAACGCAACCACAGCCTCCCGGTCGGGGACATACGCAAGGGGTCGCTTCGATAAATGGACCTCCTCCTTGTACCCTGGCCAAACAGGATCGCCACTCGTCAAGAAACTCACACGGTTCATGATCCGCGCATCGATCCAGCGCTTGGTCGCGCCCTTCGCCAGATGCTTGTAATAGCCCGGCTCCAGCCATTTCAGGTTCTCCGCTTCCGGATTCTCGACATAATCAATGACGGACACCCCATCCGGCCCAAGAACCTCGATCAGGCCCGCCGGCTGCTTTTTCAGCCACCAGTCATTCGGCCACTTCAGCCGCCTCTCCTCCGGCGTCTCATCCGGATATTCAGACCACCCAGCCATCCGGGCAAGAAAATGATCCTCATTCGGCGCGTTCATGTCGCCAACGATCCCCGACCAGGTGCATCCCCCTTCCGCCATCGAAGGAAACCGCCCGGACCGCGAGCGCATTTCCTGAAAAATGTCGTAAGACTGGAATTCGAGCTCGTTCATGAAGCCGCCGGTCCACTCGGTCGACCGGGCCTTTTCAATATCGTCCGGACCGTCGAGAGCCAGAAACCAGAATTCCGCCTCCACGTCCCCAATCTCGATCTTCTGGCTCATCGGACGGGATCGGATCAGCCGTCCATAGGTCTCCTCCGGAAACCAGAACAGCCACGTCTTCAACGTCGAAGTCAGCAATTCAGGATAGGTGGGCCGGGTGATGAACCATTTGGAACGCCGCTTGCCGTCAATTGACGAGGGACGCTGCTCGCACGCCGTGAACCACAGCCGCATCAACGAGCCCGTCGAGGAGCCTGACCCGACCGGCCCGCAGATCACCGCGACCTTCGATCGATCGGCGATGAATTCCGCCAGCACGTCCCCATCCGGCTTGTAGACAAACTGGCCATCGATCTTGCGGAGTTCAGGCATCCGTCACCGCCGCCCAAACTTCCCAAAGATCCGCGCGGCCGCGGCCTCACGAACCTTCCGAGCCGCCTTCGAGGCAGAAGGGCCAGCCTGAGGCGCAGCCTGACCCTTCGCCGCCGCAAGCTGTGCCTCGAGATCCCTGATCCGCGCGTCCTTCTCGTCCGAGGGGCCGCCAGTCGATCCGCTCATGGCTCACGATCCTCCAAAGCCCGACGCCGCGCCTTGTAGCGGCGGTTGTATTCCCGCTTGCCCAAAACAGTCGGGCCATCCGCCTCCACATGCCGACCGGGCCTCAGCTTGGCTCGCTCGCCCGCTTCCGTGCCCGCCACGCCTTCATGTAAGTCCGCTGATACGCCCGCTTCCACGCCACAGGGTCGAAGCGGGATGTAGAAGACCCCGACCGACCCTCCGCACCCAAAGCAGACAAGCTTGCCAGACTCCGCGAGACGGACGGCTCTTTTGCCACCGTCAAACCAGGAGCACTTGGTACAGCCGGCGGCAAGGTTGTCGTCGTATCCCGACCGCACCGCTCGCTCGCCGGATGGCTGAATTGGCATAAAGGACACCTCATGGCGTTAGAGGTCTAACGGTTAGAGGTCTAACGCACAAGCGAGCGCCACACGTACCCCACAGGAATGTGAGCGAGGCCCAAAGAAAAATAAACAAAATCGCGTGGGGAAGGTAGGAGCGCGATCGATCGGCCGCCATTTTACCCCCCACCACCCCCTCGAGGCCGTCCTGGGCTGGAGGGTCAGGAGGTCCGATCGCCCGCCCACATGGCACAGGGGCATGGCACATTGATGTGCAAGCCATTGATATGTCTATGAGTGCGTCGGTTCACCAAACCGCTGCTATGTGTGAGCGCTGGCTCTATAACGTTCTAGGCTGCTTGCTCACGCGCGCGAATAGGGCAGATCACTTGCCTATCTCAGGCTTGGCTTATCCCTCGATTTGTCGCCATGCTGTGTCTTGGATGATTCCCTTGAACAGCAGGCGGCCATTATGCCTGACTGTCTCAGCGCTAGGCTTTGCTGGGCTTTCAGCCATGTCCAGCAGGGCTTGTAGGTCATTGGCTGTGAGGACTATGCAGCCATCTGGGTCTGGGCTTGCCAGCCTGGCTTTGCAGCGATCGATAAGGGCTTGGTTGGTCATTCCGCTTTGCCTTCGATGATAGGAGCATCCTCATCATGGCGTCGACCGTGCATTGCCCCAAGGTCAAGCACATAGCCGGGCCTAATGGCGTTGGCGATGTTGGTCTGGTTGTTCACCTGGACATTGACGCTGAAGCCCTTGGCATCCTCACCCAGGGCAGTCTTGGAGGCGTTCAAGGCGACATTGGCATCGGCAGCCTTGCCCTCACCCTTCCATTCGATGAGCTCGCCTATCTTGGCAATTGCAGCGGGCGCCAGGGCAACTCGGGCATCTGAGAGGGCCGCGTTGTATTTCGTCTTGAACAGCGCATCGGACATGAGGTCCCGCACATAAGCGCGACGCACCTTGAGCAAATCCGCTACCTGGGCGACGGATAGGGGCTGGCCGACCGGATGATCGCCACCATTGATCCGGCTGTCCCGATGCTCGATTCCGTGGACCAGCAGGCTCAACACCTGCTCATGCTTAGGGCCAAGCTCGGCCAGGGGCTGCTTGCGCTCCTTGCGTTTTTTGTTAGCAATCTCACCCATATAGCCAACCATACCCATACGCGCGTGTGACGCCAACGCCCTTGACCGCGCTATCCCCACCATTTTATCGAAATCATGAGTCTGGTCAATGGGTTGCCAATAACACGTTGATTCCGCTTGGATTTTGATTGACTGTCGATGATACATATGTATCATACAGGCTATCCGAAAGGGGACACGCCATGATTATCTCCATTTTGCAATCTGTATTCCTGCTCTCAGCCGCAGCCCTTGCAATCCGCGAGGCTTATTTGCGGGGACGAACTCAAGCCTCCCTCAACGGCCGCGCTATTTGGGCGTGCCAGCGCCGCCGCCTTTAGGCTTCACCGGCCGCCGTTCCAGCTTTCGCAAGATCGCGGGATCGGCGGTCTTTGGCTTGACCTCCCTACCAGCCTTGCGTAGTCTGCGAGCCTCACCCGACGCCCGACCAGCCATTGCAGCAATCGCCTTCCGGCGCCGCGGCGATGTCAGATGATACCGGATCTTCGCGCCATTCCTCCCCCACTCGCGCCGCTTTTCTTTGATCTCCGGCGATAAATCCCTGATCGGGATCGATTGTTTTAGCAACTTAGCCTGTCCAAGCTCAGCATCCGCAGGCACGACAATGATCCTCGCCTCCAATGCCACGAGCAGCTTGCCCAGCGTTTCCAAGCCCAAGCGCTTGCTGCCGCAGAACAGCTTGGACGTATAGCCGCCAGCCAGGCCGCCCCGATCATCCAACTCGAGATTGGTCAGCCCCAGAGCAAGCTTGCGCTCGACAAACGCGCCCATGAGCGTGCGGTAGTCCGTGACCAGGAACAGATCGGCGTCAGGCTTCATTCCGCCGCCTCTGGCCTGCGTAGCTTGGCCTGGAGAGCATCCGAGACAGCAAGCGGCTGGCGGCCATACTCGCGCAGCCATTCCTCGCTTTTCGGGTTGATGGTCGGCCGACCGGACTTCGCCCCCAGCCGGTCACTCACATCCTTCCAGCGCGCTGCTGACACGCGCGCCGCTTCCGGTCCGGCCAACACGGCATCACTCTCAGCTTGCCGCCTAAGCCGCGCCTCTGCGGCTCGTGTAGGGGCCATCTCCGCCTCACAAGCCGCCCGGACTTCAGCGACCGTTGGAAGCCACTGGCTCCGGCCCGCTAGGCCAGTCCGAGGGTCCGTCACCCGGTAAGCGATCGGCTCCGGATAGCAGGACAAGACCGACGCAACCGCTCCCACATAGATCTCTGGGTTCTCCGCGTCCCCCTTCCGAAAGCAGGCGAGGAGAATCCCGGCTCGGCGCGTCGCGATGTCGGCCTGGCAGGTAGACTGGCGGG